ACTGGAAGTTCTATACCCAACCATCAGCTATGTTAGAGGAAAAAGATGAAGAAGGATTAGTTCAAAAATATAATCCTAATCCGTTAGCTGAAAATAAGAAGAACATGATGCCAAGTTATTATCCTAACTTAATACAGGGTAAAACTAAGAGTTGGATAGATGTATATGTAATGAATAGACTTGGGCATATACAAGATGGTAAACCAGTATATAATATGTTTAGAACCGATGTACATGTTGCTAAAGAAGAAATACCCGTTGCTGATGGTCAGCCTTTATATATTGGCTTAGATTTTGGATTAACGCCTGCAGCAGTCTTTGGTCAAAAGGTCAGAGGTCGTTGGCTAATATTACAGGAGATAGTTGCCTTTGATATGGGCATTGTTAGATTTGCTGAATTACTAAGAGCAGAGATAGCAACACGTTATGCAAACTGTGATGTAAATATATTTGGTGATCCGGCAGGTGACTTTAGAGCGCAGACGGATGAGTCTACACCATTTCAAATATTAAGAGGTGCAGGACTTCAAGCTAGACCAACACATAGTAATGATGTAGCATTGAGACTAGAATCAGTATCTCAGCCATTGCAACGTATGGTTGACGGGCAGTCAGGTGTGCTTATAGACTTTAGATGTAAAGAATTGATTAAAGGATTTGAAGGTGGTTATCACTACAGAAGAATGCAAGTATCAGGTGAAAGGTATGAAGATAAACCATCTAAGGATAGGTTCTCTCATATACATGATGCATTGCAGTATCTTATGTTGGGGTCAGGAGAGGGCAGGCAAGTGATGGGTCAGTTTAAAACTGTTAAGGCATTCAATGCTAGAAGAGACTTTGATGTATTTACAAGACAACCTAAACAACAAAGACGACAAGGTCTTTGGTCTAGGTTATAACATTTGTGCGTTGTGTATTATTAATTTAATATGTATGCGTTAAAGAAAAGGAGATTCATATGTGTTTACCCGGTGGTGGATCAAAAACACCTGCACCTGATCCTCAATTAGAAAAAGAAAGAGAATCTGAAAAGGCTAAAGAGCAAGCTAAGACTGCTGAAATGAAACAAGAAGCTTTGGAAGAAACTGTTTCAAGAAGACGTAAAGGTACAGGTAGAAGATCATTGTTGTCTGGTTCAGGTGGTGGTGTAGGTTTTTATAACAGGTATTCATAATGCATGATATAGCCCAAGGCTACATGGCTAAATATGAAAAGGCCAAAACAATCAGACGTGAGTTTGAAGAACTCTACGATGAAATCTTTGAGTATTGTTTACCACAAAGACAGGGGTTTAAGAACTATACTCCCGGTCAAAGACGTGATGATCGTATATTTGATGAGACTGCTGTCGTTGGTGTGCAGGAATTTGCATCAAGATTACAAGCAGGATTAGTTCCTAACTTTGCTAGATGGGCAGACTTTGTTGCCGGTGGGGAAGTTCCTGCTGAAGAAGCAGATGAGATTAACAATAAGCTAGATGAAGTTACAGAGTATGTGTTTGAGATATTGCAAACATCTAACTTTGCACAAGAAATACATGAATGCTTTATAGACCTTGCTCTTGGTACTGCTGTGCTTGCTGTTACTGAAGGTGATGCTGTAAACCCAATACGTTTTCATTCTATTCCATTGCCACATGTTGTACTTGATACAGGCCCTGATGGAAGAATTGATCATGTTTATAGGGAAAGAGATTTAAAGTTTAGTGACTTACCGATTGCATATCCAAGAGGTTCTTTTACTGAACAAACATTAGATAAGATACAAAAGTATCCTGATAGTAAATGCAAGATACTAGAGGTATCATGTAAGCTTTATGACAAACCAAACGAAGAACGCTATAGCTATATGGTTATAGAGATGGGTGACAAGAAGCTTATATTAAATGAAGAGTATAATGGTATAGGCTCTAATCCATTTATTGCTTTTAGATGGAGCAAAGCTAGTGGTGAGGTTTATGGTAGAGGCCCTGCTGTTAATGCATTAAGTGCTATCAAGAGTGCCAACCTTACAATAGAATTAGTTCTTGAGAATGCACAGATGGCAATATCAGGCATCTATCAAATGGATGATGATGGGGTTATTAACGTAGATACAATTAACCTAGTGCCGGGAACTGTCATACCTAAAGCACCTAACTCCCAAGGACTGCAACCAATAAGAGCAGCAGGCAACTTTGATGTTGCTAACTTGGTTCTTAATGATATGAGAAATAATATTAAACGTGCTTTGTATAATGATATGCTTGGTGATCCTAACAAGACACCTGCTTCAGCAACTGAAGTTGCAGAACGTATGGCTGATCTATCAAGAAAGATAGGTTCAGCATTTGGTAGATTGCAAGCTGAGATGGTACAGCCAGTATTGCAACGTGTAATATACTTGCTAACTAAGCAAGGCAGGATAGAAATACCAACAGTTAATGGCAGGCAAGTTAAGATTAAAAGCGTTTCCCCACTGGCACAGGCACAATCTAACCAAGACATTGTGTCCCTAGATAGGTTCTTAGAAATGGTCGCAGGGCGTTTCGGTCCTGAGGTGATTAACCTCCTAGTCTCCTCAGAAGAAACAGCAATCTATTTAGCCAAAAAATTTGGTGTGCCAGACCAGTTGATCCGTGATGTTGGTGAGAGACAACGCATGGTACAGATAGCACAACAGATGCAACAACAAACAGGAATAGACCCGAATGCAAACCCAAGCATCCAAGCACTTGGGGGTTGATGGATACCCTCGCTCCAAGAATAATGATGAGAAAATATCTTTAGATTTAGCCAGTACATTCAATACTCCCAGTGGACTGGCTACCCTACAATATCTGAAGTCCATAACAATAGAAGCTATAACAGGAGCTAATATAAGTTCTGAAGAGTTAAGGCATCTTGAAGGGCAAAGATATCTAGTGGCATTGATTGCCAAACGAGTTCAACATGCAGAGAGGATAAATCATGGAAGAAACACAAACAAATGAAACTACTGAAGCTCCAGTAGAACAAACAACAGAAACTGTTCAGGTTGAAAGACCTGAATGGTTACCTGAAAAGTTTCAGACTCCTGAAGACTTACGTAAATCATACGATGAGTTATCAAGTAAGCTTGGTAAAGGTGAAGAAGAATTACGTGACAAACTATTACAGGAAATGGAAACGGAAGCATTTTCAAGCAGACCTGATGCAGTTGGCGATTACGTATTACCAGAAATAATAGATGAGCAAGCTGCTGTAGATAATGAGTTGCTTGATTGGTGGTCTAATTATTCATGGGAAAATGGATTAAGCCAAGATGAGTTTGCAGAAGGTATAGAGAAATATGCTACAGCTATTATGGGTCAGCAACCTGATCTTGAAGCTGTGCAAAAAGAACTTGGTGATAACGCTAATGAAAGAGTTGAAGCTGTTCAGTTATGGATGAATAAGTTCTTTCCCGATCCTGCAATGCAAGAAGCTGTAGCAGAACTAGGTTCAAGTTCAGCAGGTATAAAAGCATTGGAGCATATTATTGAGCAGACTAAATCAGCTAATGTATCAGGCCCCGGCACAATAGCAGGGCAAGTTACTAAAGAAGATGTGGAAGCTAAGATGAAAGACCCAAGATACTGGCAACAAGGCAGACGTGATCCGGCATTTGTACAGGAGGTCAATAATGAGTGGAAGCGTCTTTACGGGTGAGGGCGATTATGGCATTGCTGAAATAGTAAAGAGCAGGCCAAGTCACGCTGAAAAGCTCCAACATAATTTAAGGGATACTGATTTACGAGAATGCTTGATTGCAGGTGTATCGCCATGGCGAGCATTAATGCAGTCATTACAAGTAGATACAGCAGAAACTTATACTGTTTTATTAAAAGAAGAACCGGTTATGATGTTTGGTGTTGTGCCTCAACATGAATTGGTTGCACGTATATGGATGCTGTGTAGTCCTGTAGTTGAAAGACATCCAAAAACATTTGTCAAATTGTCACCATCTATTGTTGAATACTTTCAGCAAAAGTATTTTTTATTAGAAAATGTATGTCCGGTAGATCATTACAAGACTTTAAGTTGGTTGGAATATCTTGGATTTGGCTTTTTGCCAACTGCTATTTCTAGTAATGGATACCACGTTTTACGATTTGTGCGTTGTCAAAACCTTTATTATATGCAATCCCTTGAAGATACACGGCCTGTAATAAGCTGACAGCCCTAACGGATAACTGGATGAAGCCGAAAACAGACAACCGATAGCAACCAAAACAACAAACTGCAATGAGCAGGGAAAGGACTAATAATGGCTAATACAATAGATCAAGCCTTTATTAAGCAGTTCGAGTCCGAGGTACATCTTGCATACCAAAGAATGGGTTCAAAGTTAATGAACACTGTTCGTAACGTAAGCAATGTTGCAGGAAGCGTAGTACGCTTTCAAAAAATCGGTACTGGTTCAGCTTCAACTAAATCAAGGAACGGTATGGTTACTCCGATGGAACTAGATCATACTAACGTAGAAGCAACATTAGCAGACTACTATGCTGCTGAGTACATTGATAAGTTAGACGAACTCAAGACAAACATTGATGAGCGTCAAGCTATTGCTACTTCAGCCGCTGCTGCATTAGGCCGTAAGACAGATGAGATTCTTATTACAGCTATGGATGCAGGTGCTAATTCAACTCAGTTACATGACACTGGTAGTGCTGTAGAGAAAGCAGACTTATTATCAGCTTTTGAAACATTCGGTTCTGCTAATTTACCTGAAGATGGAAATAGATATATTGCTATGCATCCAAAAGGATTTGCTGACTTATTCTTAATTAATGAGTTTGCATCTTCTGACTATGTAGGCGATCAGAACTTACCATATGCAGGTGGCATGACAATGAAAGAGTTCTTAGGCTTTAAGATTTTTTCAACAACTGCTGTAACTGCCGGTAAGAATATGGCATATCACACTACTGCTGTAGGACTTGGAATCGGTGCTAATGTAACTACTGAGTTAAATTATGTACCTGAAAGAGTTTCTCACTTAGCAACATCAATGATGTCCATGGGTGCTGTCGTAATTGACGACAACGGCATTTATGAACTTCTTGATAACAACTAGTAAGGAGATTTATATATGGCTTATTCTTCTAATGGACTAACACGCATGTCAGGTGGTGGTGGCTACAATATGTGGTACTACTCTAGCACAGATGCGTTATCAGTAGTTCGTGCTTCCGGTTATTTTAATGATGCAGCTACTATGATGAATGTAGGTGACTTAGTTATCGTTTACGATAGCGATGCACCAACAATCGCATTGTCAGTTGTGTTATCAAATGATGGTACTACTGTTGACATAGCAGATGGTACAGCAATCACAGTAACTGATACAGATTAAATTATATGACTTCAACGGCATCCAACTCAGCGTTAGACATAGCATCAAGAGCCTTAGTGCTTATTGGTGCAGAGCCAATCACTTCATTTGAAAGTAGTTCAACGGAAGCATTGGTAGCCTCTAACATGTATGAGGATGTCGTTAGGTCGTCTTTGTGTATATGTAGATGGAGATTTGCTACAGAGCAAGCAGTTCTCAATCAGTTAACAGATACACCTACAGGCAGATTTGATATAGCACATCAGTTACCAAGTAACTTATTGATGCTACATGCCGTTACAATAAATGATAATAAAATACAGTACACTGTATATGGAGATAAAGTTTTCTCTGACTCAACTACAAATGATACTTTGATAGCTGACTATACTTATAGAGCAGATGAAGTAGACTTTCCATCATACTTTTCTCTTGCTGTCCAGTATTCACTAGCTTCAGTATTTGCAACAGCAATAGCTAGAGATGACAAGCTAATGGAAATGATGGAAGTAAAAGCAGAAAGATTAATGGCTAAAGCTAGAAACCTTGATGGTCAACAGCAAACAACCAGAGTATTATCTACCACGAGGTTTAGAACAAATAGGTTAAGCTAATGGCAAGGATTAGAATACCACAAAATAGTTTCCAATTTGGTGAAATTAGTCCTTCATTAACATCAAGAACCGATTCACCAATATACAAAAACTCAGCAGAACGTGTGCGTAATTTCTTTATACGTGGCGAAGGTGGAGTTACTAAAAGACCCGGCACAAAAAGATGGCATAACTTTGGTAGCAGTCCATCTTATGATTCAGACCTTAGACAAACAGTTCGTATAGAACCATTTTCATTTTCAGATGATGAGCAATACATAATTGCTTTTAGTAATACACGTATAGAAATATTTCAGGTTAGTCCTACTACTGGTGATATATCATCAATACAAGCTTTAACAGGACAAAGTTGGTTAGTAAATACAACTGCTGCACCATACTTAGAAGAGTATACATTTGCACAGCAAGGTGACGTTATGTTCATTT